ACGAGCGACCGGCCTATTGACTTCGCTGGGGATCTGCTTCTAAACTTCCAAACCTGCTTCCAACAAACCCATTTTCATCCGTCCTCCTGACGGCCCTAAAGGGGCCGTGCGGTGAATCACAAAAACATAAAAAACTTTTTCTCCCTTTGATTGAACAACTTAGCGTCGTTAAAAAAATTTGGGTGAAAGCGGCGGGCGCTAACGTTATGGGCGGATGAGCGTTGATTCTAAGGAGATCGAGAGCAAGATCGCGGACGGGTGCCAGATGCACGCGCCTCTGCCTTCGCAATCGAAATTTCAGGCGCTAGACGCCAGACTGAAGGGATTTTCGGGTCCGGTTGGTTCGGGAAAGAGCGCGGCTCTTTGCTTTGAGACGGTGCGGCGGGCGTATATGAACCGCGGACGGCAAGGGATGCTAGCGGCGCCGACGTTCGCGATGCTGCGGGACGCGTCGCTGATCGGCCTGACGGAGATGCTGGACGACCAAGAGGTTGAGTTCGACCATAAACGCAGCGACGGCGAGCTGCATTTTATGTCGGTGGAAAGTTTTATTCTGCTGCGGTCGCTGGATGAGCCGGAACGCCTTCGGGGAACGAATCTGGCGTGGTTTGGGATTGATGAGCTGTCGTATGCCAGCGAGAGCGCGTGGCTGCGGCTGGAAGCGCGATTGAGAGACCCGAAGGCGAAGTCGCTGAGCGGGTTTGGAGTTTGGACGCCGCAGGGTCATGACTGGATTTATCAGAGGTTCATTAAATCGCCAGTGGCTGGTTATGGGGTTGTGCGGGCGCGACCGTTTGAAAATGTTTTTCTGCTGATACAGACGCCGGATTATTACGAGCGGCTGGAGAGCAGTTACGATCCGAAGTTTTATGAGCAGGAGGCGAAGGGCGAGTACATTAACAGCCGCGCCGACCGGGTGTATCACTGCTTCAACGCGGCGGTGCATGTGATTCAGGCGAAATATGAGCCGCATCTGCCGCTGATGTGGGGGCTGGACTTTAACGTTTCACCGATGAGTTCGGTGATTTTGCAGAAGAAAGGCCAGCGCCTGGTGGTGATTGACGAAATCGTGCTGGAGCGGGCGACCACGCGTGAGGCATGCGACGAGTTTCAGAACCGCTATCAGGGGCACGCGTCTTTGCTTGAGATTTACGGCGATGCCAACGGCAACAGCCAGCATACGACCGGGACGACGGATTACAACGCGATTCGGGACGCGCTGCATAAGGCAGGATTTCGGAACGTGGTCTATAAGGTTCCGAAGGCCAACCCGCCGGTGCTGGACCGGATTCGCAAAGTGAATGCTTTGCTGACGAATGCGCTGGGCGAGGTGAGCCTGGAGGTCAGTTCGAAGTGCAAGGAACTGATCAAGGATTTTGAAGAAGTGATGTATAAGCCCAGTTCGGGTGTAATCGACAAACTGCGTGATCCGTTGCGAACACATGCGTCAGACGCTCTCGGATATGTGATCTGGGAACTCTATGGAGAAAAGCCGAAAGCCGGCAACAGGTGCGAGCGCCTGCTTTAACGGCGGCTAATTGAGGAGCAGAAGGTAACTAACATGACTGAAATTGATCGCGAGCACCCCAGCTACAAACATCGCACTCTGATGCTGCGGACGTACCGGGATTTGTATGCGGGCGGATTCGAATTTAAGATGCGGGCGCATAACTACCTGCAGCAGCGGCAGAAGGAGCCGGGCGACATCTATCTGGAGCGGCTGCACCGGGTTTTTTATGAAAACTACATCGGGTCGATTGTCGACTGGTACAGCGCGACGCTGTTCCGGCGCGAAGCGACTTTGCAGTTTGAGAACGGGCTGGATTCGGACCGGGGCTTTCTGGCGGAGTTCGCCGACGATTGTGATTTGCGCGGCACGAAGCTGTCGACGTTTTTCCGGACATGCTTCACCGAAGCGCTGGTGACGGGCCAGAGCCATGTGCTGATTGATTTTCCGGTTCCGACACAGGCGGCCAGAAACCGGGCTGAAGAGGATGCTATTGGCTTATCGCGGGCGTTTCTGGTTCGTTACAGCGCGGAAGACCTTATTAACTGGAGCTGCGATGACCGCGGCGACTACGAATGGGTGGTGCTGCGAACCGAATGCGATCGCCAGCTTAGCGTTGATTCGGCCGAGATGGTGAAAGAGACACGCTGGGCTTATTACGACAAGACGGAATACCGGATCTACCGGCGGCTGATGAGAACGGACGGCACCGGGGATATTGTTCTGGTGGCGCAGGGGCCGCATGGGATGGCGAATCAAAACCGGGTGCCGGTGGTGAGCCTGCGGCTGAATGACGGGCTGTGGCTGCTGAACAAGGCGGCGCATCTGCAACTGGAGCATTTCAATAAATCGAACTCGCTGGGATGGGCCATCACGATGGGGCTGTTCGCGATGCCGGTGGTTTATTCCGACCGCGAGTGGAACCAGATTGTGGGCGAAAGCTATTACATTCAACTGGGCGCGAACGACCGTTTTGGCTGGACGGAGCCGGACGGCAAGGTGTACCAGATTGCCGCCGACAACCTGGAGGTTTTGAAAGAAGAGATTTACCGGGTTTGTTATCTGTCGCAGGTTTCGGGCGAGGCGCTCTCTGGCCACGCGCAATCGGCGCTGAGCAAACAGATTGAGTTCACCGTCACGCAGGAGATGCTTCGGGCCTACGGAAGCATTGTCAAGGATTGCATCAGAAAGGTTCTGGCCAGCATTAGTGAAGCGCGGCGGGACGGGGTGCAGATCTATGTGGCGGGCATGGACGAAGTGGACATTAACGATTTTGGGACGGATTTGGACCAGGCCAGCAAGCTTCTGCAACTGAACATTCAGTCGCCTTCGCTGCGCAAGCAAATCTTCCAAAGACTCGCGCTGAAATATCTGAGCGACGCGAGGCAGGACACGAAGGATCAGATTGCGCAGGAAATTGAAGCGCAGACGACTTGATTAGACGAGGTTTTAAATGACAGAACAACTTTCAAATGAAAATCAGCCCGTTAGCGGCCAGGATGTAAAAGAGATCGTCAGGCAGGCGATTCAGGAGTTCGTGCAATCTGAACAGCGAAAAGCGGAACCCGCTTATAAGGCGGAACTTCAGGACGAGCGCAAGCGGCGCGAGAACCTGGAATCGCGACTGAACATGCTGGTTGAAGAAAACAAAAAGGCCCGGGCGATGGCCGAGGAAGCGGACCGCAACTCGCAGATCAGAAGCGAACTGCAGCGGCTGGGAATTTCCAAAGTGGACCTGGCGTTCAAGGCCATCAAGGACGATATTACCCGGTCGGAAGACGGGCGGCTGCTGAGCAAGGGGCCGGAACCGAAGTCATTACAGGATTATTTGACGGGCTTCGTGCAGGAAAACCCGGAACTGCTGCCGGCCCGGATATCAGGCGGCAGCGGCGCCAAGGCGCCGGTTCGCGGCGCCACGCCCGAAGCAACCTCAGGGATCGAGCTTGAAAAGATCAAGCCGGGAATGAAGAAAGAAGATCTTGACCAGGTGCGGCAGGAGATTGCGAGGATAGCTCAACAGGCTATCCGGGGAATCTAACGAAGTAAAAGGTCAGGAATAAAGCCGCAGACACGGCGGTGCGCAGTTGCGCGCATTGCGGTCTGCATTGAATTCGCGCGGCGCATATGCGCCGCTATTTTTTTTAGGAGACTTATGTCGATCATTACTTCCGCCAATTTGGCGAATGCCATTGTCAAGCTGGTTGCCGCTGATGCTTTACCTGCTTTGATGGGCAACCTGGTTATGGGCAACCTGGTGAACCGGGATTATGAACCTGTGCTGGCGCATGCCGGCGACACGGTGAATGTGCCGATTCCCCCGGTGCTGGTGGCCAACAACATCGCCGAAGGCGGCACTGTTCAGCCGCAAAACCCGAACCTGGGCAATGCGCAGATTGTTTTGAACACGCACGCTGAAGCGACCTTCCAGATTCCGGATGTCACCAAGGCGCTGGCCTTTCCCGAACTGCTGAAGGCTTATATGCAACCCGCCGTTGTTGCTATCGCCTCGCGTGTAGAAAGTGACTTGCTGGGCCTCTACAGCCAGTTCACCGCCAACACGCCGCTGGGCACCGCCGGCACGCCGATCACCGAAGCTGTTATTGATTCGGCTGAAACGGCATTGTTCAACGCTCTGGTGCCCGCCAGTTCGTCCAAGTATCTGGTGGTTGATTCCAACAGCTACTCGGCTATCCGTCAGATTCCGCGTTTTAGTGAATATTACAGCGCGGGCGAAGCCGGATTGAAGGCATTGGTGGAAGGCAACGTCGGCAAGATGAAGGACTTCTTTATCTTCCGTTCGCAGTTTGTTCCCACCACCGGAAGCGCCAGCCCCAACACTCACAACCTGGCGTTCACGCGAGATGCGCTGGGCCTGGTTGTGCGCCGCCTGCCGCAGCCCCTTCCGGGCACCGGCGCGGTTGCCGAATATGCCGAGATGGGCAACTTCGGAGTCCGCGTGGTGATGAGCTACCAGCCCAACACGCTGGCACAGCAATTCACGGTGGACATTCTTTACGGTTGCGGCGTGCTGCGCAACAATTTTGCTGTCCAGATCAACAGCTAAGCAAACCACATCACCAATCGCGGAATCCGTACGCCCCGGCGGACGGGTTCCGCGGCTAACAAATTGAGGAGAAGAATCATATGGACGTTAGACAGTACTACCGCAAGTTGAGAGAAGTGGAAGCCGGCATCACTGAGCCCTATGTTCTGGTCACCAGCCTGGAAACATCAGATGGCGGCAAGGCCGGAATTGTGTGTGAAGTATCGCGGGAACAGGCGGCCAAGCTGATTGTCGAAGGGCGTGTCACGCTTTCGGACGAAACGGAAAAGAAGACATTCTTCGCCAAGCATGCGGCCGAGAAGAAAGCTCTTGAAAAAGCTGATATCGCACGGCGTTTGCAGGTGACCATTGTGTCGGCGCCGGACGAGAAGGAACCCAAAGCAACCGTGGTTGCCGATTCCGAGACAGGGACCAGAAAGTAAAACAACATGGCACTCTTTACCGACGCGGGGGTTGTGACATTTGATGACCTGCTGCAATATGAAGGCACGCTGGTGCAGGTAGCTTCCGACCACGGAATCAATGTAGAAACGAAAATAGGGCTGGCGACGATTGGCATCAGTGATCGCCTGCTGTTGTGGCTGCTGAACATTGGCGCATCCGATCCGCAGTTTCTGACACGCCGCGGAATTGGGCTTTCGACAGTCGTCGTCACTGATCCTTTGCGTCGGTGGATTGTGTTTGAATCGCTCAGCCGAGTATTCGCCGAAGCGTACAATCTGCAACTGAATACGCGCTTTCAGGGCAAATGGACGGAATATCAGCAGGAGGCGAAGTCGGCCGCCGACTTTGCTTTTCAATCAGGCATTGGCATCGTTTTCAATCCGCTGCCTGAACCGGCGCTGCCATTGGTCTCGCTGCAGACCGGCACATCGAGCGCGGCCGCGCTTTACGTTCAGACCACATGGGTGGACAGCAAGGGGGCGGAAAGCGCTCCCAGCCCTGTGAACGGCCTGGTGATTCCGGCTGGCTCCAGTATTTCAGTGGCGATGGCGGAAGGATCAGTGGACGCTCCTCCGGCGGCAGTTGGATGGAATGTCTACATCGGCGTTGACCAAGGCGGAGCCACAAGACAAACCGCGACGCCGCAGCAAATTGGCTCCACCTGGCAGTTACCTGCTTCTGGAGTTACCAGCGGCAGCCTGGCGGGACAAGGCCAGATGCCTAACTTTTTTATTCGCACATCGAAGCAGATTTTGAGAGGGTAAATGACACCGCTAACCCTGATGGGTCCGCAGAAAGTGGTCAGCCTGCTGACCACCAACTCTGCCTTGCAGATGGCTGTTAACGCCATAGCCGAGCAGACGGGGCAGGTATTGCCTCCGATTGCGAACAGCCAGATTGTGATTACCTCTATTTCTCCCGATTTGGCGGATAAGAACGCGCAACTGACTTATCCGCGAGTTTGTGTTCACGCCACTCAGGTGAATAACACACACATGGAGAAATTCCGTTCCTTTTCGGGTGGTTTAGTTGTGGTGACGGATCTGTATT